TGGTTCATATTCTTTCATCTGATCCATAATTTGATAATTCATAAAATCTTTAACACGCTTACCTTGTTCTTCTTTGGCAACGTTTGCATCACCCATAACTTGAGTTCTGACTGGTCCGTCTGATGGTAATAATTCTTTGTAAGCTTGTGCTTGAAACTGTGTAACCGCTTCAGCAAGAACAGGATGGTTGACACCTGATGCTCCTCTGAAAGGTTCTGTTCTTCTCTCGTACTTAAATCCTAAAAGATCTAAACCGTTTCTGTATGTTTCTTCCCAGTCACCACGAGATTCTTTGTACTCATTGTATTGTTCAAATAGTTTTGATCCTAATGGATCTAAAATTTCTTCACCTAAAAATTCTGCAAGGTTGTCAAAATGTTGTTCACCACCTTCCATTGATGCAACTTTTGGATCAAAAGAAACTTCTGCTCCACCTTCTTCAGTCATTTCAACTTCGACAGGTCCACCTTTAGTTTCAACTTCTTCTACGTTTTCTTTAATCGCTTCTTGAATTTCTACTTCACCTGGAACTTCGACAGTTGTTTTGGTATTCGGTAATGGTTTATCTATTTCAGCCATTTTGCTAATCTATCCTCTTTTGTTAAATGTTTCAATCACTTCTTCTAGAAGTTGAGTGTTCTGTTGTTTTGGTTCTTCTATTGGCATTGGATTTGCTGCAGCCCATTCTAATATCTCTGCTTGTGTGGCAGGTGTATCATCTGGTTTTACAATTGCACCAATTATTTCGTTGTATTTTAATTCCATTATCTTTTCTCTTTGAACATTGTAACGAGGCCGCCTCTTGCATAATGTTGTGAGTATCCTTGAGATGTTCCTGTAGATTTATCATTATCATATGTTGCTTCTCGAGCAGTTTGACCTCCATACGTAGCAGTATTTCCACCTCCACCTCCAGCTATATTAGCTGCTTGATTATAATTTGAACCTGTTACACCTGTGTTTTGCATTTGTTGTTGAAGAGCTGCGGCTGCTGCTTCTGCTGCAAGTTTTGCATCTAGTTCTTGTTTAGCTTTTAAATTTGCAGCAGCGATCTCTGCGTTAGTCGCTTGTTGTTTTTTAAAAAAATTAAATGGGTTTTTTAAATTAAAATTTTTTATACTACCGAACATATCTGTAATTCCATCATATTTTCCTTTAATAGAACCTGGAACATATCCACCAACGGTGTCTGGTGTAAGTCCTAATGCTTGAGCAATAATTCCTGATAAACCAAAAGCTTGTCCTTTATTAGAAAAAGCAGGTTGTAAATTTTTTCCAAACTTATCTTGATATAATCCTGAATTAACATTTTTATATCCTGTAATTTTTGTATCTATGAAATCTCCTAATTCTTCATCATATGTTTGTACATTAAAGTCTTTAGCTGTATCTTTTAATAAATTTCCAAAAATACCAAAATCTCCTTTTGGTCCGTCTCCACCACCTTGATTTAATTGTGCACCAATAATATTGGGTTGTGTTGTCTCCGGTGTACTAGAACCTGGTGCTGTATATAAACCTTGGGCTGATAATGCATTGGCTATCGCCTGATCATCAAAGCCATACGCGTTCATAGAATTGTAAATAGATAAAGCTTGTCCTGTTAGCGGATCGCCGCCCATAAATAATCCTACTCGACCGCCGTCCGCGAATTTGCTGTAAAGTTTTAACATACCTGTGTACTCATCGGGTTTAAAAGGATTTATTTCTGCCGAAGCATCTAAAAATGTATTGTCACCATAGTTACCAATATTTTTAGTATAAGATAAATTACCTGTTCTATCTTCACTTAATAAATTGTTTGTTGTTAAACCTATTTTACTTGTATCAGAAGTAGGATAAGAAAAATTTAAACCTATATTTGGTTTTACTCCACCATCCATTATCTCTTTACTACCTGACAAAGATAAAGATCCATCACCAATATTTTTATTAAAAGTTACAGTAGGTGTTAATGATTTATCTGTATACAAAGTATCACCATCTAGTCTAACATTTGATAAATCACCTTTTACATTAACATCTATATTATCTGTTACATTAAAATTTTTATTTAATCCTAATTCATTTGTTTGAAAATTAGAACCGGGATAAGTAACTTGTGAACCTTTTAAAGTTCCGTCACCATAATCAAAAGATAAATTTTTTTTAGCTAGTGAATCATTTTTTACATCAAACATACTGCCAACACCTAAATCACCAATTTGATAATTAGTACCTAATGTATAATCTCCTTCATTAATATCAGGAGTTGAAAAATTTATAAGATCATTATTATAAGCTAATCCTATACCTGATGGATTGCCTTGTGTTGTAATTGATTGAGTTAAATTTAATCCCTCAATAGGAGAAATATCTCCTTTTAAAACTGCACTATCAATTGCCGTTTTTAAATTATCCGTATTAACCGTTCCAAATTCATTAGTTATCTCAAGATCAGGATAAGATAAAGCTAGTTCTGATATGGTGTTATTAAGTAAAGTTTTGTTAATATTTTTTGGACCATCAAATCTAAAAGGTGCAAAAGGAATAGGAGATTTTTTTAAAGTTCTAAATTTTTCTAAATTATCAAATTTTTGTTTTGTGTAATCTATTACAGGTGGTTTGAGCTCGTTAAGTTTTTTATTTATTTCTTCAGTTATTTTTTTATTAACATTTGTTTGATCTACTAAATTATTTCCACCCGCATAAGAACTTACAGTCGGGTCATTAGATCTTCCATAGTTTCCTTGATCAAAATCTTGTTGACTACTATATCCATAATTATCATATTCAGGGTAAGCAGGAATACCTTCTTTAGTCATAGTTTCTTTACCACCTAAAGCCACTAACTTGTCAGCTTCTTTAGGTGTAATATAAGCAAGAATATGATCCTGTCCTTTAATTTTTTTAGAAGGCATCATAGAGGCAATACCTACCGATCCGCCGTCCGCTCTTCGTCTTCTTTTAAAAAACTTTTCGTAATCAAACTTTGGTTTATCTGGATCATAATTATCTTTTAAATCTTTATCTGCAATTCCCATATCTTCAACTTCTCTAATAACACTACCTCTAATATCTACAGCAGATCCTTCTGCATCTGGACTTGAATAGTTTCCTCTACCTGCACGAGCTCTACGAATTGCTTCTTTGATTCTCATACCTTTTTCTTTACCAGATAATTTTTTAGGTTTCTCTTCAACCTCTACATCTATGTCTTCTGATACTTCTTCATCACCTTCACTTGATTTATTTTTAAGAATATTTGCAATACCTTGAGAAGGCATAATCATTTGAAAAATTTTTTCAGACTCATCTGGATTTTCTTGAATGTAATTATTTACACGATTACCTAGTTCCGTTATTCCTACAGCTCCAATAAGTTTGTTCAACATTGGTACTACTCTTGCAAATGAAATAATTAAAGGTGCTGCTTGAATCATAATTAATAATACGTTCTTTCAACTTGAGGTAATGAATCCTCTTTGTAATCTTCTGGATGCGCCACGAACCCTCCTTGTCTAAAACGCATTACCGCTTGTGTTGTACTGTCCACCAAATCGTCATTATCTCCATACGGAAATGATGCACATTCTTCTATAACTTCCTCTGCGAACTTTTCGTCCGGCGCCCAAATAATACCACTCTCAAATAGAGGGGATACTGCGTTAACCCTCGCGTGTTTATCGTTACCTTTTGAGGGTGTGAAGTTTATAACAGGAATCCCCATTTTTCTCAACTCATAAGTTAAGGGTAATCCAGAGGCTTTAGCCTCCACGATTACCGTTTCTGGATTCCAATATTTGTATTGCTCGTAAGCTTCTTTCTTAAGTTCTGGAAATTCTAATCGATCTTTAAATGAATCTAATAGTATAAGATTAGCAGGACTATCTTCAGTCGGGTAAAAGACTCCCCAGGTAGTAATAGCAGAATAATCGGCTGATTCTTTTTTTAGAAAGGCTGTATCATAACTTTGAATGATATGCTCAAGCGGTGGGATATGAGGCTTATCCCAAACTTTCCACCACTCACGTTTAATTAAACTACCTTCCTCACTAGTTGGATTTTGCATCCACTGCGCGTTCCACTTACCAACAGATAGAGAAGCTTTAACTGATTCAAGCTCATCTAGTTTCCAATACTCCGGCCACACTGGTTTATTAGATGGTAGTATTGCAGGGAACTCAATGATGTCCCACTGATCTGATTTTAATTCTTTTTGAGATTTTAATAACATCCCCGTTAAGTCTTTCATATTCCATCTAGTCATTACAACGACTATCGCTCCACCAGGTTGAAGTCTTTGACGAGGACCAGATGTATACCATTCATAAGCTCGTTCCATTGCAGTCATATTAAGTGCATCTTGCTCCGAGTGTGGGTCATCGATAATTAATAAGTCCGCACCACGGCCCGTGATTGCTGAACCAACACCGGCTGCATAATATTCACCGCCCTGTTCGGTTTCCCATTTACCAGCTGCTTGGCTGTCCTCTCGTAGTCTTGTCTTAAACACGGATTGGTAT